TTAAGCAATTTAAGGAACATATTCAAGGATTCCCAACGTACATGTATATTAAGAAGGAGAATGGTAATGTTATTAGAATGGATGAATTGGAAGTACAGAGTCGTTCTTCTGAGGATATTCTTTCTGCAGCGAAAGAATTATAATTCAAACATTGAAAGATCGAAGTCTAAACATATATTTTCATTTTTTGATTTTAGTATATCACGGATATTATCTTTTGATATATTACCGAAGTGAATTATATAGATGGCACAGATTAGAGGTGAGATAGATAATCCATTATAACAGAATAATAAGATATTATTTGATTCAATATTTTGATGAATAAAATTGATAATTTTGTTCATTGATTTTCTTAAAAGAAACATATCTGATTCTGGATTTAAGTTAATTGATAATGGAACTCTTAATTTTTTAAGATTGGGTAGATCAAGAAAACTTTGATCATTTGTACAATTGATTGCGATCGTGATTAAATTATCTTTATAGAAATCTTCATTATATGAATCATTTATATTACCAATCCATAAACCTGATAAAATTTCAGTTAACATCGTTTTAAATTTGAAAATTATTTAAAACTAATTTTTAAACTTTTATATGACAATGGAAGAACATTTTAATTTCCTAGATTCGATTGATAAAGAAAGTAAAACGGAAAAGAAAGTACAATGTTGTGACTTAAAGGAAAATTATTTAATTGAACAAGGTATAATTAATTGTAAGGTTTGTCAGAGTATTATTAGTAATATTTCAGCAAATCCGGAGTGGCGATTCTATGGGAATAGTGATAGTAAGTCATCCGACCCTACAAGGTGTGGTATGCCTGTAAATACGTTATTACCTGAGTCTTCAGTTGGTTCATCTGTTTCATATGGTCAGAATGGTAAGACAATGAACCAGATACGTAGATATCAGCAGTGGAATGGTATGCCTTATAAGGAACGGAGTTTATATAAGGTATTTTTGGATATACAGCAAATATGTAAGGATAATAATATACCTACAATAATTATAAATGAAGCAAAATCATTATATAGTATTATTTCATTAACTAAGATATCTCGAGGATCGAATCGTAAAGGTATAATTGCTGCCTGTGTTTACTTTGCTTGTAAGGAATGTAAGGTACCACGTAGTCCAAAGGAGATTGCGGATATGTTTTCAATCGATATTACAATAATGACGAAAGGTATTAAAAAAACCCAAGAAATAATCTTTATGAATAAGAAAAATAAGAATCGATTATCGAAGTCTGAATCGATTAATCCAAATCATTTTATTGAAAGATTTTGTAATCGACTTAAGTTAGATGAAGAGGATATTAAAATAATTCTTTTAATTTGTGAATTTTCAATGAAGAACAATATTATTTCTGAGAATACACCACCTTCAATCGCAGCAGGATGTATCTTCTATTATATTAAGGATAAAGAAAAGAATATTTCAAAGAAAGATATTTCTGAAATATGTAAGATTTCAGAAGTAACAATTAATAAATGTACAAAAAAGTTAGAATTACATGATTCATCATTCTGTAAAATATTGAAGTAAATAGAATACGACTCCAACAATGATTGCTTTTAGTAGAAAGAATAAAAAGGTTGATTTATCTGATTCAATATCATAGAAGGCTGGAATTTCTTTAAATTTTAGTATTCCATCAATTGGTTCTAGGTTAATTAGAACTGTTAGGATAATTACTATTAATGAGTCTTTTAAGTTTTGTATATTTTTGATATAATCAACAAATGAGGTTTTATTTTCTTCTTTGATTGATTTTTTTATTTCATCTTCAATTTCTTTATCAATTATATCATCGGATGGAACTTGTTCCATTTGTTGCATTTGTTGCATTTGTTGCATTTGTTGCATTTGTTGCATTTTTTGATGTTCGAGCATCTGTTGTTCGTACATTTGTTGTTTCATTAGCATTTCTTTTTCTTCGGGTGTAAGTTGTGGCATTTGTTGAGAATTATCTTTTGTTTCATTTAATTCGTTAATAATTGAATCAACCATTGAATCATCATTATTTGATACTTGTTCATTTGTACTTCCAATTAAATCATTTATTTTTGTTCCACTCATTTATGATCAATTAATAATTATTTTTTTATAAATAAACGTAATTAAATCTTGATTAGACATGGTTCATCGAGGCATTGTTCTGATAAATATTTACCGATATAAATTCCAATCAAAATAGAAAGTATCATCCGAATGTTCTTATTCATATTAATTTTTATCTATATTTTTTTTTAGGATTATATTATTATTACTTGTAATAAATAAATAAAAGATTGTTAAACTAATTGTTATTAATGTAATCTTATAATCAATCAATTCTTCAATTCTCATTATTAATATAAACTTATATTATAATTACGAGAAAAATGTTGTATGGATTGGGATCGGTTCCTTAGTTAAATACTCTATATAATCTAAAGAATAAAGATGAGGATTCTGTCGATAACCTCGAAATGGATTAATTTTTGGAGAATCAAGTATCGTTTCGATTGTTTGACTTGGTTCTTGTTCGACGCATTCAGGCATACCCCATTTTTCATTACACATTGTACCTTGAACCTTTTCTCCCTTTGTTGAAACCGATGTTTTAATTGATCCCTTTGCTTTCCAATTACGATCCGTAAAACGATCATATTCACTCTTAGTTATTATAACTGAATCTTTACGTCGAAAACATCCTTTCCTATTCTTATCCACTGATTCTATATCATCATTTTTATTATCATTTTTATTATCATTTATATCATTCTTTTGATTATCATTTATATCATTCTTTTGATTCTCATTTATATCATTCTTTTGATTATCATTTTGATTCTTAGATTGATTCTCAAAACCTTCAGGATGTATTTTCTTCTTAAAGTTCTTATTTAAAAATATAAAAAAAAAGAATAATATAGTAATTATAAATAACATCATATAAATATAAGAAATAAAATAAAATGAATAGGGATATAGAACTTTTAACTGATATGTTTCGTGATGAAGAGAATCCATTTGGTACTATTATTGAGACTGGGAAGGAAGATCATTATTATAGTAGTTTTGGGATTCACCTTCTTAAAGAATTCGAAAATAATGATCATTATTATCATTTTCTGTTGAGTGTTGTAGGTAAATTTCAAGAATTAGATGAAAATCAAAAAGAAAGAATTACAAATAAAATGGGAATATTCCCTAAGACTATCATTCAGAAAGAAATTATTGAGACAAAGAAAAAAAAAACGAACAAAAATACTAAGCCAAGAATAAATATGAAGGATGATTATTAATTATCTTCTTCATCAGAGATAAGTTGAAAATCATTTAATGGTAAAGCTTCAATTTTCTTTTTTCTTTTTTTTGCTTCAATAATTTTTTTTTGTAATATTTCTAAGTTACCTTGTTCTTTATAGTATTGAAGATCCTTATAAAAACATAGAATTTTATCGATTGTTTCAATCCACCAATTTTTATCCCTTAAGACTAAGGTTGTTTCATATCTTTCAATTTTCCACCATTTTATTTCATGAAGTTTTTCTTTTGGTTGTTGATCAATCCAATGAAGTAATGTTTCATTACTTTCATTTAGTTTTGAATAAATATATGATAGATTATCATCATTTTTATAGGTAATTACAACACCTTTAGGAAAATTCAGTTCTGTCCTTCCATCAATGATACTATCATCAATAATAAATTGATCCTTACAATAATCATCAAATGTATCATATTCTTCAATTTTTACTTGGAAGAAATCACATTCATCTAAATCACAGACTTCTAATTGTCCTTGTACCTGTAACCAATAATGATGTGGTACAGTTTTTGTAAATTTACGTTTCGGAGGACATTTGATCTCGACCATCCGAGCAATATATTCTTTATTCCCTGTATCATCACAAATCCCATCCGGCGATGCTCCAAAAATATTAAATGTAGGATGGGGAATTAATCCAAAATCTAGAACTTTTACATTGTATAATTCTTCATAGAACATAATTGCTACATCTTCATATTTTACACCCCATTCTGTAATAGGATTTGGTTCAAATGGTGTTTCTTCTATTTTTGAAAGTAGAAGTTCATCCCTACTTTGGAAATAACATTTATCAATTGCTGATCCAAGTGAACTTGCTGTTAGAATTGAACGACGAAGTTCATACCATTCTGGAGATCTTTGATTCGGTAGTTTTAATTTTTTTAGATTCGATAATTTATTTCTTCTTACTTGATATATTTCTTCATTTTTGATATGCTTTGAAAGATTGTCTTCAATTAGAATTTCTAAGACCTGTCTTTCGATTTGAGTTTTAATGGATAGTTCTTTTTCTAAAATATTAAATATTTCTTTATCATTTAGATTTGATTTTAATGCTTCAATATAAGAATCTACTTTATCTTTCATAGTTGCTTATTGATTAATTATACTTTCAATTTTTTAAATATTTAAAATTTGAATTAAAACTATACTAAATTCTAATAGAATAGAATAGAATGGCGGATCTAAATGAGATTATCTCGGGTAATCAATCTCAATGTATTCATTGTAAGAAGGTGATTAATGAAAAACCATGGATTACAATAAAACATGATGATACATGTATCCATGGATGTTCCTATATGTGTTCAAAAAATATTAAGGATTATATTGGATCTGGATATTGGGAAAATGTTGTAAATGTAGAGGATTTTAGTGAACCTCGACCTGTATCAACATTTAAATATAAGAATGATATCACTGTTAATTTTGGTGGTGAACAAATCAAGAATGAGATTATTGAAGAAGAGTTGAGAATGAGACAAATTGAAGAAGATTATTATAATGATTCTTCAGATGAGGAAAATATTGAATAAATAAATATATGAAATAATTAAAGTAAATGAAAACTATTCAAGGTGATGAATGTTTTGAAACATTGGATTTAAAACAATATCTAATTTTTTATTTTACAGCAAGTTGGTGTGGACCTTGTCAAGCAATTGCGCCTAAAATTCAAGAACTTTCAGATCAATTAGATCCTGAAAAGATCCGTTTTTTTAAGATTGATATCGATGAAGAAGAAAATAATGAGATATGTGATATATGTAAAATAAAATCCGTCCCTTCATTTTTATTATTTAAGGATCGGACATACCTTGATCGTATTCAAGGAGCAAATTTAGAACTAATCAAAAAAATGATCATTGATTATGTGAAAGTTGAAGAAGAAGAAAAAAGAGAAGAAAAAGAAAAATACCAAGAAAATAAAAATATTAATAATACTATAGATGGAAATTAATCCTATTAAATTATTATTGTTAATTTCATTAGTTTTATTTATCTTTAATTGTTCAAATATTATTGAAGGTCAAGAAAACAAAAATGATGAAAGTACAGGAGATGATGGAGGTGACAGCGACGAGGATGAAAGCGACGAGGATGAAAGCGACAATGTGAATTCGGATAAAGATGGAAATGTAACCAAAACAGCTCCGGCTCAACCCCCGGCTCCGGCTCCGGCTCCACCCCCGGTTCCGACTCCGACTCCGGCTCCACCCCCGGTTCCGGCTGCGACTCAACCGAATACGAATACGAAAAATACGAGTATGTGTAAATATAACGGGAATGATTATGAGTGCAATGCTGCGTATGAAATGATATCGACTGAATTGAAAAAAATGAAGGAAGAGAATCAAGAAATGAGTAAACAAATGGAGAGTTTAGAAACTGAAAAGGAAAAGTTTAAGGAAGAGAAACAAACATTAATTAAGAAAATTGATGGTGTAAAAGCGATTATAAAAAATAATTAATAATTAATAATTAATTTAATTTTTTTAAATTTTTTAAATATTTATATATTATAATATATAAATGGATAATTTTAAGATTGTGTTAATCATTTTGGTAATGTTTTTAGTTTGTTGTTACCTTAAGAACAACAGAATATTTAAGGATGATATTACTATATTTGAGGGTCTACCCGAAGCAGAGGTTCCTGAGGTTCAAGCGAATTTACAGCAACCATCTTCATGGCGCGAATCTAGTACAAGTGAAGCTACAACAAGACCCTCTATACTTAATTATAGATCTCAGGCATCAACTGAGGAAGTACCTCGTCAGGTGGAAACAGATGCTTCAAATGAGAGAGTACTTAATGTGATTTCCAGACCAGGTGGAGGACTTTGTAAGCAGACTGCTGAATCGTATAGAGAGGCGAATGCTCCAAATAGTCCTACAGCATA